GGCCTGGTTGACATAGAGCGCATTGGCGAAGTCGGCGCCCGCGCGCACTTCCGCCTCCTCGTTGATCGCTGCCCGATTCTCGTTGTGCTGGGCAATGATGGTGCGCTCGAACTGGCGCTGCCGGTCAGAGAAGCGCTGCGTGGGCAGGCCGCGCTGATCGGCAATTGGGGTCATGATGTCGAGCGGCGGATAGCTCTTGACGTCCAGATCGTCCAGCGTGGCCATTACTTCACCTGCAGGAAAGCGCGAGAGAGCAGCCGACGGGGCACTGGCGAGCTGATTTCAACGCGATAGCGGCGCGACTTGGCAGCGCCCAGGCGGCGCCACTGAGGGCGAACGTTCCATTCCCCCTCATAGCCAAGGCTTTCTTCCTCGGGATCGCTCCACGTGTAGCCGTCGTCATCGGAAAAGCGCAGCGACACGACGGGGTAAGTTTCCACTTCGCCGTCGATGGTCAGCACCACGCCGTCACTGGTGGTCAGGTCAAAGCCGCTGGGCCCGATCAGGTCAATCTCGCCCTCGATCGTGGCGGCGGGATCGCCCTCGCCGGTGTCCAGCTCGATCTCGAACAGCGAGTGCACCATGCTGCGCTGGTCAGCGTGCAGGGCGGGGCTGATGATGTCGGCCACCAGCGTGTCATCAACGTTGCTGTAAGCGTTCATGCGCAGCTCGCGCACCTGATTGGTGGCGACGTCGCCCATCAGCATCTTGTCGAAGGCGTTGAGCACAAAGGTGGCGCGGTGCCGGCCATAGGTTTCGTCGCGCAGGCCATGCCACAGGCCGGTGCTGACATCGAACGCCCAGGACGCATTGCCGACGGTGAGCTGGAATAGCTGGTGCCCGTTCTGGGTATAGGCGTGCATGGTGGCGGTGGAGGTGTCGACGCCATCGAGCGCGTCATGAATCGCCTGCGTGCTGATCTGCTGCGGCACAAAGCCCGAAGCCATATACACGATGCCGTCGGCCGACAGGTAGGCCAGCGCCTGCTCATTAGCAGCCACGGCGGTGGCGCTGGCGATGCCGTGTGGGATCGTGGTGCCGTCGATGCGCGAAAAGGCGCTGGCGGTGCCGCCTGCGTTGTAGAAATGCTCAATGGACTGCGTACCAAACACCCAGAGCTGGCGCCGGTGGGCAAAGACGCACAGGGCGAAGTCGGAATATGCCTCTGCAGACGACAGCGAGAGCGGGTCAACCTCCAGGCTGTTCAGCTCGGTGTGGAAGAACCGGCCGGTGCCGACAGCCTCATAGACCAGATAGCCGTCGATATAGGTCACACTGGCGGCCGGGAAATACTCGCTCTCGGCCGTCGCATCATGGGGCGCCGCGCCGCCAAGAGTGTAATTCCACGTCGACACGCCATCCACGATAGAGATTGCCTCCTCGTTCGCGGCCATGCGGGCGAGCGGCAGCACGGTGATGGCGCCAAGGCTTGTCACCACGCCTGCGCTCGTGATCGAGAACAGGCCGGTGGTGGTGGCGACGTAGAGCGTGGTGTGAATCAGAACCGCATCGCAGACGGTGCCGGTGGCGCCGCACGTGGCAAAGGCCACCTGACCGGGTGAGCCGATGAGGGAAACCGGCGTCTTGGCGTCATCGGGCGCACGCTCTGCGAAGATATTCCAGAGCACGCCACCGGAGTTTTTGACGCTATCGACGCGGCCATAGCTGATCGCCAGCGGCGTGGGGCGGGGCTTCTGCATTTACCGCACCGGCCCGGCGTTGACGTCATAGGTCCCATAGGCGCCCATGTTGGCATAATCGATGAGGAGCTGGGGCACGGTGTGGTTGCCGCGCTTGATGAGCGCCTTGAAGCTGGCGGCCAGGCCCATCACCTCGTTGCCGGGCGTCACGTCGTATTCGCCAGCCAGGCGCAGGCCCAGATTGAACACAATGGCGTCCTCATAGCCGGGAGGCAGATCGAAATCGGTGGCGCTGCTGGCAGGCAGCTCCAGCAGCTCCTCGCGCACACCGAGCTCCACATAGGGGTCATCTGGCACACGGTCAAAGCGCACCTCGCCCAGAGGGAACGTGGGCTGGTAATAGAACCGGGAAGGGGCGCCAGTCTCGCCGCGGTATGAAATCCGCGTGTATTCATCGGCGCTCATCAGCTCAAGCGGCTGGCGGCCACCGGCGCTGTTGATGATGGTGGCGGTTTCCACCACGACGGGGCGGGCAGCATCGAAGTGCCCGCCCTCGCCATAGGTGTAAGCCACGCGGCCCGGCGCCAGATCGAACTGGCGCAGGGTGATGACATAGACCATGAGGCTTTCGAGGCGCCACGTGTCCAGCATGCGGCGAAGCTCATCGCGACCGTCGATAAGCTCTTGCGTCTTGAGCGTGGTGTTGGCCGGAACGGCGCCAACCTTGCGCAGAGCGGTGCGGACGAGCTTCGACACATTGGTGGTCATGGTAGATCGAGCCTCTTAGTCGGTGTTGGGCTTGAGGGGAGCAACCGGCTTGCCGTCGTCGCCCAGCACCACCTCGTCCTCGTTGGCTTCTTCTTCGTCGGCCTCGTCGGCCGGGCGCTGCGGAGGCTGGGCGCCTTCCAGCACGGCCTTGAGCTGCACGATGAGGTCGGCCTGCTTGACCTTGTGGTGCTTGACGCCCAGCAGCTTGGCCAGAGCCACGAAATGCTCGTGACGCAGCGGCTCGGTATTGCCGCGCAGCACCATGGCCGCCACTGCCTCGTTGTCATAGGCCACCGGAGTCTCGCGCTTGATCGGCGGCACAGGCGGCGCCTTGGGCTCGTCGGCGCCCTTGGCCAGCGACAGCGAACCATCATCGGCCACGCTGGCCAGCACGAGCTGGTGTTTCATGGCCTCGCCTGCGAGCTGGGCGATCGAGAACAGGCTTACACTCGAGTGCAGGATTTGCGCCAGGGTATAGCGCGGCTCGCTGGTGTTGCCCTGCTCGTTGGCATCGAGCTGCGCCTGGCCAGTCTGCGGGCCATCATTCCCGGCCGCGGGCTCGGCCTTGGGCACCTCGTTGGGATGCTCGAACCACTCGGCATCGTTTACCAGCTCGGCGCGGCGTTCGGAGGTTTCGTTGAACAGAAAGCCATCCCGATGGGCGGCGGTGTAGAGATAGAAGCTCGTCTTTTTCGACATATCAATTCTCCCATGTTGGGGAACGAAAAAGGCGGCGACGGGTGACATGGAGCCCGTCGCCGCCTTTCATTCAGCTTACCGCTGATTCACCTGCTTACGCAGAGAAAATGCGGTGGCCGAGTTCGGGATAGATCGCCTTGACGCCCCAGAGCACGTCGATGCGATAAATCTGCTTGAAGTTGGTGATGTCGTAAGCCGCGGTGAGGGCCAGCGAGAGGCCCGACTGCGGATCACGCACGCGCTTGGCGACAACAGCAGTTTCCGGCAGCTCGATGTCGACCACGGCCAGGGCGATGGCATCCTTGTGGAAGCACACGTCCTGACGGTACGTGGTCGCCGCGGTGCCAATGACCGTGATGGCGGCATTGTCGGCCGGGTAGTTGGTGACGTTCTGGTAGGCGGCCAGCGAGACATTGTTGCCATCGGCGTCCACCGTGGTGGCGGTGCCGTCGTTCATCGTCGGGCTGATCGGGATCGAGGCCGCGCCGGCACCATCCGAGGAGACAGAGGCAGTCACCACGAAACGCTGCAGGCGGCCGGTGCTGACATAGGTGCGCGGGTTGATCTCGAACACGCCAGCAACGGTGAACACGTCGCCCTTGTTGAGACGCACAGCAGCGGCAGCGGTCCAGCCGTCCGAGGCGATGGTGCCAGCGGCGCCCTGCGAGGCGCCATTGACCAGCGGCGTGCCACCAAGGGGGCCGACGGTGTGGGGCGGCTGCTGGGCAGTGCGGAAGGCGCGCATATCGGACAGCGGGCCGATATAGCTGCGCTCGATAGCCTGCTTAACCAGACCCTCATGCGCCAGCTTCTTGACGTCCTTGGCGATGGCGGCGCCGTCGAGCGGGTTGAGAACCGTGGACATCTTGCCGTCCATCGGCACGCCCACCATTTCCATGAAGGCCATGGCGTCGGCCCAATTGTCGGTGTTCACGGCGGTGCCGGGCGTGCCCGAGGAGAAGAAGAACTCCTGCGTGGCGACGTCGGCAATCGACTTGTCGACCTGGTGGGCGAGCTGCGACATGCCCGAGGACAGATAGCGCTCGGAGAACTGACCAATGGCCAGGGTGCGGTCGTTCTGGGTAAATTCCAGACCGAAATGCTCCTGACGGTCGATCTTGAGCGTGGTCACACGGTCAGTCATGGGCTGCTTGACCAGCACGCGACCAGAGGCGGTCTTGGTGCGGAAGGGCAGCTTGATCGAAATGGTGTCACCGATCTGGCCGAAAGCGCGCTCCAGATTGCGGTGCACGAGGCGCGCATACACCAGCTCGTTCTTGAGCAGGCGAAGGGCTTCCTTGGCGATGACGGAGTCGGTGAGCAGGACGTTGCCGGTGCCGGAAAGGCGGGTCATGGCGGTTTCTCTTGGGTTCGATTGGGGATTTGGTTCTGCGCGCTGCGCTAAACCGGCCCTTTCGTAGAGAGGTCGCCGTCACCTGATGCGCCTTAACCGTGGCATCAACTCGTGCTCGATCCATAGCGCAAAGAAAAGCCCCATGCAACGGGTGCATGGGGAAGTGGTCATTCGGGTAACGTCTGTCAGGCTTGCGGCCTATTCCCTCGGTGGCCACACCCACCATTCTGCCTCATCGACATCGCGCTGGCCTTCGGTGGAGGTCAGATTGGCATTGAACCGGCCACCTTCGGGGGCCATCACCGACAAGGTGATTTGCTCGCCCTCGGCAGCAACGATGATGGCCGCATATGGCCTGTTGCCCTGCCTGGGGCTGGTATTGTGATAGTGGACGATGCGGCCGACGGTCGGTTTCATGTGAAATGCTCCATGTCAGGAAAAAGCCCACCAGCCGTTGAGGAACTGGTGGGCTATCGTGGCGCTTCTTCGCGACGGTTACAAGGCCGAAGGATCGGCGCCATGTGTGGTTTCTGCCCGATTCCCGGCAGATTTACCAGCCGAAAGGATCGTCAGTCTTTTCCTCGGCGCGGCGCTGCTGCTCGAAGGTGTTGAAGTCGGCCTCCTCGTAGCTCGGCGGCACGCGGTTGGTGCCATCGAGCGGCGCCACCGGTGCCGGGGCATCGCTCAACTTCTTGGGCGGCACGGTCGGCTGCTGCTGGCCACCCTTGGGCGCTGGAGCTGCTGCAGGCGGCTTATCGAGCTTGAGGATGCGCGCCACGGCCTTGGCTTCTGGCAGACCGGCAATCTCCACCGACAGCGCGGGATTGTCAGCAAACGCCTGCAGCACAGCGGCCGGGTTGTCGGTTTCGCTGATGGCCAGCACCATGCTGGGCGTGATCTTAAGGCCCTTGGGGTTGGCCGGATCGTTGACGATCTGGTGCAGCTCGGGGAGCGCGTCCTTGAGCACCGCATTGATTTCACCGATGGCGCCCGCGATCTGCACGCGCATGGCATCGGTGGCGGGGTCAGCCTTGGGCGCGGGCGCGTCCTTGGCCTTGGGCGCCTTCTGCGATTTGTCATAGAGGGTTTTGGCCTCCATGTACTCCTCGAAGTCCTCGAAGTCGGCCGCCTTGGGCGCCTCTGCAGGTGCGGCCGGCGCAGCATCGGCCTTGGGCGCAGGCGCCTTGCGCGTTGCTTCCAGCTCGGCCTCGACGCGGGCGGTCTTACGCTTCTCGCGGGCCAGACGATCCTGCACCCACTGCGGCAGCTTCGTCTCGTCCTCGCCGTCGGCTGCGGCTGGTGCGCCTGGCTTCGGGGACTCGACCTTGGCCGGGGGCTGCTGGCCGTCGGCGGGCTTGTCACGCTTCTGGCCGCCCTCCTCGACTTCGCCACCGTCGCCCTCGAACTTCACGCCGGTGCTGGTTACGTCGTCGCCAGCATCGATGTGCTGCACGCTCTGGTGGCGCTCCAGTATCTCGGCCTCGGCCTGGTCTTGGTCGATTTCCTCGAAGCCATCGGTGGCCTGCGAGCTGGCGCCGTCGTCGCCCATGGCATAGTCGAACTCGCCCAGATCGAGCGGGGCAACGGTGGCTGGCGTCTTGGGCGCCGCGCCGGTCGGATCATCGGGCGCGGCCCAGAGAACGGTTGAGGTGAGGAGGTCTGCGATGTGGCGGCGGATCATGTCATGCCCCTGCTGGTGCCGGTGTTGCCGCTGCAGCGGGTGCTGCAACGGTATTCTGGTTTGCGGTCGCCATCACCTGGGCGATGGTTTCGGCCACGATGTCGCGAATCCGCTCCTCCATTTCGGAGCCGCCCGCGGTGGCGTTCTTCAACTCTGCGAGCTTCACCTGCGCCTCGGCAGTGGTTGCCTGCGCCTTGGCCTTATTGGCCTCGGACACGCTGATAGTGGCCTCGGCAGCCTTGAGCACGCCCTGCGCTTCGAGCATCTGGATTTGCTCGGGAATGGTGGGCTCGGGCGGCGGCGCATTGGCGTCCGTCACCTCGTCCAGCTCTTTGGCGGTAAGCACCTGCTTGGGGATGATCTTGCGCAGGCGGCGCGCAATCTCGTCCGCACCGGGCCAGTCCATGTTCGCCGCGATCTTGTCGAGGATGACGGCGCCCGCGGCCGGCACCACGCGCACGAACTCCAGCAGAGCCTCCACGGCTTCCTGACGCTGCGTGTTGTAGCTTGGCCCGGCCTTTACACGAACGTCCATCTTGCCCGCTTGAATATCGTTGATAATCACGCGCTCGCCGGTCTGCTGGTCAATAACCGTCTTGTTGATCTGCACCCAATCCTCAGTTTGATCTTTGTTGAGGATGCGAATTACACGCTCGCCGTCGAAAATGCGCGGGATAATCTCAACAAGGATCAGGCCGACGCGGCGAATTGCTTTGTTCAGATTATCCATGAACACAAACGAGCCCGTATCGGACTCGCGCTGGCGGGCAAGGATGGCCTTGCCGCTCGTCTCGTTGGAGCGATTGCCCAAGCTGGCGTCGTACATGCCCACGGTGGCCTTCACCTTGTCGGTGAACACGTTGCTCATCTGCAGCTCGGCCGCAGGCATGGGCGCGGGCTGGGCCCGCTCTGGCTTGTTGCCTGACGCGGTGCGGTTGTAGGGCAGATAGGCGTGGTTCTCGGTGTTCGAGGTGCGCCAGAAGCGCTCATGACCCTCGAACATTTCCACCTCGCCAACCCATGGCGACTTGGGCGCCAGCCCGATGCGCTCGACAGCGGCGGTGAGGAAGTAGTTTTCGGCCCGCTTGGCGTCCTTGGAATGGTGGATCAGGCCGCGATAGATGCGCTTGTCTGGGAAGTCGACGCGCTTGCCAGCCACAGGAACGATCGGGATCGTGGTGCCAGGCCATTCTGCATCTGGCTCCAGAGTGGAGAAGCCTGTCACGAGGCGCACCAGCACCTTGTGGGTTTTGATCTTGCGGCGGCGGCGGATCGTAATGCCTGCTGCTGCCAGCTCGTCCAGCACCGTGCCGTTGCCGTTGGTATCGGCCTTGGCGTTGGCCTGCTCGGTAGCATCGCCGGTGATATATTCGTCCGCGGCTTCCTGCTCGCCGTCTTTGGCCTTGGCCTTTGGCTTCTTGACCTTGAGGTCATCGGCCCAGCACACCTCGCCACTGGTCAGCTCGATCAGCTCGCGGGTGACGGGCTCGCGGCGCCAGTATTGGGCCACGCGCACCTTCTGGCCGTCGGTCCACCATGCGAAGCCATCACCCAGGTGGTCGCTGACCGGGGCGGTATTGGCGCCGGGATAGCGCTTCTTGAACTCCCGGCCGTCCATTTCCTCGATGATGAAGCCCCAATTGGCGTCCGACATGTCGGGCTCGCTCGCTTCGGGGTCCATGATGACGGCCCAGCGGTTGCGCACCGCCTTGATGTAAAACTCCTGATCCATGGTGATGCCGGCGCAATAGCGCGTGCCCACCACCAGCCAGCCCATGCCGGTTTCGATGCCATGCTGCAGAGCGGTGTCGTAGTGGCTGTCAGCGCCGCAGGCGTTCTCACCCTGGCGGATAAGGCCCTCATAGATTTGGGCCAGCGTGTAGCTGGTCTTGCCGTCCTGGCCCTTGATCTTGTTGGCCTCAGGGGCGGCGGCTGCAGCGTCGGGCGCCTTGATCGAGTCCCCGGTGCTGTCGGCTGGCGAGACGTGGATGGCTGGGCGGTTCTGCAGGCCATCGTTCAGCACTTGGTCGATGAAGGTCTGCAGCGTGTTGACGGTCAGCACCGGGCGCTTGGCGGCCTCACGGTTCAGAATGTCGGTCGGGTCCCACTGCGCGCCGTCGATGAACGCCAGGTCTTGCTCCCAGACGCGCCACTGCTCGTCCCAATACTGCGCGCCATAGGTGGCACGCTCGCGGGCTTCCTGCAGCAGACCGTCGTCGCTATTGTCCTCGCGGGTGTTGACCAATTCCTGCCGCTGCTTTGCCATTCTATGCCCCTGTTACGTGCTGCCCCAAGTGCCGCCTGTTGAGCCACCCATGGCCCGCCGTTCATCCTGCTGCTTTTTCGGGTCTTTGTCTTTGAGCCGAAGGCCGATGCTCTGCAGCGCGTCATTGGGGTGCGATGCCCAATTGTGCAGCGGCTCCGGCTTGAAAATCTCCTTATCAGGATCGTACTCCCGCTGATACTTCTTCATGGCCTCCCACCCACCGCGATCTTCGGGCCACGTGTCGTCGGGGTCGCGGCCATTGTAGCCTGCCAGCACGTTGGTCTTGAGGTTTTCCTTGCCCACCCAGAAGCGATGGAAGATTGCCCGCGTGGCATAGATCGAGTCGCGCTTGAGCAGCGGACGGTCCACCAGCTTGATGGGCAGGCCCATTTCCTTGGCCGTGTCCAAGCGGCTCTTGCCGCTCATCAGCTCGCGCACCGCCAGATCGTGCGGGCCGTAGTGTGTGCCGAATCGAATGCCGAACTTGTCGCGGAAGTCGTGGAGCCAGTTGATGTAATGCTCCATGCCATGGTCGCGGTTCTTGTAGAATCCGATCAGGCGTATCTCCAGGCCACGGCGCTGGGTCAGGTAGATGGACATGTCATCATCCATGCCCAAATCCCAATCGGTATCGACCACCAGCGCAGGCTCGATGGGGATGCGATCGAGCACCCTGCCCTCCTCGACCATGCGGGCGATTTCCTTGCGCCAGATCAGCCCCTCAAGGGCGGCCTCGTCGGGCTCCTGCTGATATTGGGAGGAATACAAGTAGGCATCCGCCTTCTTCATCGAGAGCAGCGAGGCCAGCGGCTCTTTCCATTCCCAATACGATACAGGCTCGCCTGTGAATCCGGTAGCCTTCACCATGCGCTCGCGGGTGCGCTCGGGCAGGCTGTCGACATACTCGCGGTCACAGACGGCCGGCACCTTCACGCGGCGATACTTGTCGGGCGTCTTGGGGCCCAACAGATAGTCGGTGCTGTCGCCCTTCGTGATGCGCTGCTGCATCATCAGAATGGGCACGTCGTTGCGAGCAAGGCGCGAGCGCAGGATGCGGTTGAGCTGCTTGTTGGCCTTGTCGACGCGCAGAAACGATCCATCGTCTTTGGTGGGCAGCGGATCATCGATCAGCAGGGCGCCGGTGAAGCGCTTGGCGTCCATGTAGCCAGCGCGGCGGCCCATGACCTGGCCGTTGAGGCTGGTGCCGTACATGACGTGCTGATTGTCGAACTCGTCATGCACGCGCCAGTTGTGCATCTGGTAGGGCTTGCCCGGCCGCACCGGCCAGAAGGCTTGGTAAAACTCGCTCTCGATGATCGAGCGCACCCGTTCGGTGTTTTCCTTCACCAGCTCGTCGGAGTAGCTGACCGGGAGCCAGCGGGTCGAAGCGCCGGGCAGCTCTGTTTCGCCTCGATGCTTGGCGCTCCGGTTGTCCGCGATCGAGCGCAGGATGCACCACGCTGGAAAGTGGATCGAGAACGTCTCGGTTTTGGTCGAGCCCGGCGCCTCATTGAGAATCAGGCGGTTGGTTTCGCCCTCATAGACCTTGCGCAGCTCGTCGCACACATATTCGTGGTGCCAGTTCCACACCAGCTCCTGGCCCTGCACGAACCAGAAGGCGAAGCGCATGAAGGCGGGAAAGCTCTCCTCGCAGGCGATCTGGATCGCCATGCGCTCGCTCGCCGTCAGCTCCTCCCAGCGCTTCATCGAACCCCTTCAGCCGTTCTCGGACAGGTAGGCATGCTCCAGCCGGGCGATGCTGGCAATCACGCGGTTGGTGCTCGCTGCAGTTGACCAGCCGTAGCTCGTGCAGCCATCAGCCCATGCACAGCCGACGGCCACCGCCTCCAGCTCGCCGGTCTTGGCCGAATCCAGCAGGCGTTCGAGCATGGCCACCAGCTTGTCGTTGGGCATGTTGGCGCGCGGCACCAGCTTGAGCACCGGCGCCGGGTCGATCTTCTTGCCGTTGCCGCAGGTGGTGCAGAACTCGCCCTGATAGTCCTCGTCGCAGTTGGCGCAGCGACGGGTTGCCGGGGCGAAGGCCATCACCAGTCCCTCACGACGTCGGCCAGCTCTGCAGCCAGCTGGGTGAAGTCCCATTCATCCCAGCCAGGGTTGGCAGCAATAAACCGGCGCCCTGTGTCCTGCAGGCGCTCGGAAATGAACAGGTCGCGGCCGTTGCCCTTGCCTGCGTTCTGCAGCAGCCGGGAAAGCTCAAGGCGCACCATGCGCTCCGTGAGGTTCTTGCGGGCCATTATGCGTTCCCCTCGGTTGGCGTCTCGTCGGTCAGCTCGATGGATTGCGCAGGCGCCTGGCCCTCGATGCCC